GGCAATAGGAGTAGGGAGACTTGAACTCCCACGGGGTTGCCCCCAACAGATTTTAAGTCTGGTGTGTCTACCGATTCCACCATACTCCCTTGGTAGGACTGCAGAGAATTGAACTCTGTTCACACCGTTATAAGCAGTGGGCTTTAACCAATAAGCAACAGTCCCGTGTTTGGGATGAGACAATCATAAGGCAGAAACCTCAGATTGTCAAGTGCTGGTTGAGGGGATCGAACCCACCTGATACCGATTATGAGTCGGGTGCTTTCACCAGATAGCTAAACCAGCATTTGCTATTTGCGAATAGCAAATACGAGTGCCTGGATTCGAACCAGGTCAAAGCCGCTAATCTGGCGGAAAGAGTTTATAAGACTCCTCTGACTACCAAGTCTCACTCGCATAAACCCAAGTCAATTATAGAGGACTTGGAACTCTTTGTCAAACGGAAATCAAAGTCCCATCTTTGCGAAGACCAGAAATAAACTTCCCGAGACTCTCGTTTGCATTTACAGTTTCTTCCAACTTTTCAATAAAGTTATCTACATCTTCACATTGGAAGTAGTAATACTTATCAGGATTGGCAGTAAAAGCAACACCAATCTCACTGTCATCGTGATTGAAAGAAATCTTGGAGATGGCAGAAGAATTAGTGAACTCAATCAAGGACATTGGTGGTTTCCCCTCTCGATTACCTTGTAATCATAGCACCTCTTGGGGTGCTTGGCAAGACTGGTGGACAGTTCCGAAAGTGTCCTCAGTCGTTGATGATAAGATTATACCAGGTTTGACTCATACCTTCAATAATCTTATCTGCAGATTCTTTATCTTCTGCATAACCTTCTGAGATTAAATGCTCTACAACACTCTCATAGGTCTTATAAGTTTCCTGCAATTCTCTTGGTGTTGGCTTCATTTGACTACTTTTTTCTTTTATTTATTTGTTTTATCCACTCATCAGGTATTTTACCGTGAGTATCAACAAAAGCATTATGTAGTTCTTTTGCAGTCATCTTATGCTTTTTCATAATCTTACGCATCAACTTATCAATTGAATCGTAAGATGTATCATCTAACTTTTTAAGTCCATCTTCAAGTTCATCAACTGCTTTATCTACACAACCACAATGTTCAGAAATGAATTCTTTATAAGTTTTCATTTTTGATTCTTCCTGTCTCTAGCATACCATTTACACCATCCATCAGGAGAAATTTTACCCTTTACAGAAGTACAACCATTTGGTTCTCTCCACATATTGCAGTTGGAGCATTTTTCACTTCCTTTGGGTTCATTTTGATACTTTGCTGTAGATTTAGAAGATTTTTCTTCTTCAGAAAGGAATTCTCTAAAGGTTTTCATTTTTACTTTTATTTATTTTACCCAAGTTTTGATCTAATAATTGGATAATTTATTGGGTCAGCAACGGGAACACTTACAGGAGTATGAATTGCATTCATTTTATGGAAAAAGAATACTTGCGTCAATCTTTCTGCTCCTTCACAATAAAAAGAAGGAACTCCGTGCCAAACACCACCTTCAAACAACACTAATCTATTAAATTTTCCATCAATTTTTATTGATTCTTTGAATTTACTGTTGTTTTCAATAATACCTTTTGAATACTCCTCTTCAGTTATATTCTCACCAGAATAGAAAATATCTCTTTCGTTTTGATGGTAATGAGTATCATCTGGATCTATTGGTTCGTATATATTAGTTCCAACAGAATTATCACTTAAGTATATAATACCAGAAAAAATATGAGGGTCATAATGAACCCATCCTTCATTAAACTTACTTTCTTTATTTTTTGACATCTTACCTATTTTTTGGAATGTTGTTTCTACATTCCATTCCAATTGTGTAGTTTTAAAGTCGTAAAATAAAGAAATTACTTTATGACAGAAAGTATTAAAAAATTTTTCATTTAAATCGGATAAAAGATCAGTTCTAGAACCAGGATATCTTCCGTTGGAAGGATAAAACTTTTGAGATAATGCAAAGTCCCTAACTAACTCTGGATTTTCGTAAAAGTTATCAACTATTGTAACTGGAAACTTTTTCATATGATATTAAATCCACTTTCAGTTATTTAGAAACCCCCGCATACCAGTAGCAGCAACGAAACTCTCAAGACCTTTATTAATTGGACGCACTTTGATGTAAATCTCATCAGGAACTTCACCAAAGAATCCCTGCAACCAAGGGCACAACCAAACAGGAACACACATCGTTGTATCAGTATAAGTCGTGCCTTCTTCGTCGGATACTTCTTTCACTAGAAGAGTATCATAATCAGCAGGTTCTTCAAGGAAGAGGGAAATCTCAACTTCATCACCTTCAATCGGATACTTTCCAGTCTTGAAGTAGCAATGTTCATCAATTGCTTCTTCAGTTCCATTCATCAGGAGTTCTTCAACTGTATCATTATGAGGATGGTCAAAGTGATACAAACCATCTTCACGTTTGATTGCTACAACTGTAAGTTCCATAAGATTCGTGTGTTTCAAGTAGTATAGCACAAAAAAAGACCCCTTGCGGGGTCTCGGGGACAGTTCAAGGATTGTCTCACTGTGCCATTGGTCTAGCACCAGTTTGCACTGCTTGTCTATTATATCTTTGTCTTTCCGATGAAGTTGGTCCTGCACCTTGTCTTGGTTGCATACCACCAACACCACGGTCAATGTGAGTATCACCTTGTTTAATCTTTTCTCTTTGTCCTGGAGTTGTGGTTGTGAACGTTCCAGGAACTGGTTTGTTTGGTCCAACACCAATGCTAGTTCCAGGAATACTTATTGATGGTCTGACTTTTACTGAACCAGGAACTCCACCTTTCTGTGCGAGAACTTCTGCTTCAAGAATAGTTTCCTTCCACTCTTCACTCATATTTGCCATAATGACTAGAGCATTCTCATTAGTATCTGCATAACCTTCTGCAACCAGATACTCAAGAATGATATCAAATGCATCATACTCATAATCTTGCTTCAAGAAACTACCAACAGTTTTGATAGCAGTATTTTTCAAATTATCATAAGTCTTTTCTCCTTTCTCTCTTCCTTGTCTTCTTCCGAGTGCTCCACCAATATCACTTATAACAGGAAGATTTCCAGTTCTATTTCTACCTTCTCTTTCACCAATTCTACCACCAATATCACCAGCGGTCTTTCTTGCTAATGAATCAAGTTGACCCAAAACTCCACCACCACTTGGTTTTGGTGCTTGTGCTACTGGTCCTGGAGTTGGAGTCTTTACAGGCCCACCTGGAGTGCTAACTGGACCACCAGGAGTTCTTACAGTTCTATCAGTTGTTGGTTTAGGTGCTTTTGCTCTTGCGATATTCGCAGCAAGCATTTCATCTCTTCCAGTTGCTTCATAAACACTATTATATGCTTCTGAAAGATTGCGTAAGTCCTGGGAGTCCATATACTTATAGTTTTTTAGTTATTTAGTCTCAGTCTGCTTTCAAACCATCTAACCACATCTTTTCTGAACTTGTACCTTTTTTACCATATTTTTTTACAAAATTTCTTGCTAGAAAAAACATTTTAGGACTTCTTCCAGCAACTGGTCCTTCATCATCAGCATCTGTGCTGAATCCTGGTTTTCCAGGAACACTTTGAGTAGTCATCATTTCTTTGATGTAATCTTCATCAACTTTACCAACCATCAATCCAGTTTTTGCGGACTTTTCAGTGCTCTTTTTGCCGAACACTTTCTTATAAAGTTTTGCCCTCTTTGCTTCACCAGTCTTCTTATCTTCACCAGGCATAACAGCAGTTGGTTTTCCAATCACTGCTTCACCTTTCTTAGCACCTGCTCTCTTCAGTTGTTTTGGAGTATCTTTCACCGCAGCAATAAAGTTTCTTCCCCTTTCCATTTGTCTATCTGGGTCTCCCTTACCAAGACCACTATCACGATGCATAATATCTACAGTATGAACTCTTCCACGTTTATTAGCACCTGCTTTAGTCATTTGCTTTTTCAAGTCTCTCACTCTTCTTACACTTTCACTTGAAGGTGCAGTTTTGAGTTTAGTCATTCCAGTTGCAGTTCTTCCTGCTGGTTTATATTTCTTGATGAGTTGCTCACCCTTTGCTGTTTTTCTTGCAGATGAATAACTACGGATGAAGTGGTCCTGCTCGGTGCTGCCAATATCATCCAAATCATCTTCACTATCATAAGTTGTATAATCTTTTGCTTTGGTTCTCAAATCTTTAGTGGAATACTTACCAGTTCCCTTCAGTCCTGCTTTCTTTGCAATAGCAGCAGTGGTTCTTTCACTTCTATCCATATCAGCACCACGACCACGGGCAAGAGTTACCTTACCTCTGGTTCTCCTTCCACTTCTTTCACCACCTGAACTTTCTTCAAGTTCTTCAATCTCTTCTTTCACACAACGATTATAAGTCTTTCCAAAGAGTTTCTGTGTGCCTTTCTTCTTATATCCAGGCCAGCACTTCTTTGCTTCTGAAATAAACTCTTGATAAGATTTCATTCATCAATCCTCATCTTCATCATCGTGAACTGGGTGTAATTTATTTCCAATCTTTGTTGAGTACTGAACTCCCCAACGATTTACTTTCCCAAATCCAGACTTCTTATAAATTGATGCCCTTGTATTTTTATCAGGGTCTCTTCTCTTTTCATCTGGATTCTCTTCTGGTTCATTAGATACCAGATGCCCACTAGGAATTCTATGCTGGATGTGCTTATCCCAAACTCTCTTTGCATTTCTAGCAGTTCTCAACTTTTCACCCTTACTCATCTCATCTTGTTTAAGGGACTTATTGTGATCCCATCTAATGTTGTGTTCGGGTTTATGACCGTGTGCTTTTCTTGCCTTGCCACCTAATTTGGCATCATACATATGTTCGTATTCATCATCAGAACTATGTCTCTTATCGTGATTAATTTCATAAGTTACACCACTTGGTTTATGATGAATTCTTGTATAACCTCTGATGTTTTGATTTTGGTCCTTGCCTCTTGGACGGTCATAATCAATCTCTAGGTCAGGATGCTTTGACCTATCAAATCCGTGTCCATCATCATATTGTCTTTTCTTTTCTAGTATGAAATATGCTTCTTCAAGAAATTCTTGAAAAGTCTTCATAGTCCACCACCCATTGAACGTGCTCTTTTTGCTCTTCTCAATGCAACTTTATATTCTGGAGATGGACCTGAACCCAATGGTCTCTCACCTCTTTCTCTTTGTGCCTTATCAATCTTTTGTTGCTCTAACTTACCAACACCTCTCTTTCTTCCAGGTGCTTTTGCTCCACTTCCACCACCACCGTGTGCGTGTCTAGCAGCACCATAAGTTTCTGGTTGACTATAGGTGTTGAGTGGGTTCTTCATACCCTGCTTAATTCTACCAGTTGCTGCTCTAGGTGATAGTGAAGTTCTTGTTGATTTTTTAACTTCCAGTTTACCTTCAGGAGTTTTCTCAACTCTACCAGAAGTTTTACTCACATAAAGAGGAGTTTTCTTTTCTCCCTTTACTTTATCTTCCTTACGCATCTCAACAAGATATGCTTCTTCCAGGAACTCTTTGAAAGTCTTCATTTGCTTATAGGTTTTCTTTTATTTATTTCCCTTTTCTTTTCTTAGTCTTTGTTTATGTGCTGCTGCAAGTAATCCTTTGTGTCCGACGTGTGCGATGTCTTGTGTCTTTCCTTCAAGTTCGTGTGCCCCACCTGCTCTATGCCTGATACCTCTCTTACTATACTTTTCGGGTGTTCTATCCGTTACAGCACCCATTAGATTCTTATGATGGTGTCCGTGATAGATTCCATCTGCAGCATCTCTTTTCTTTCTTTCTTCCCATTCAGCATCACTCATAGATGCTTTGAGTTTTGCCGAGTAATGTGTTGGAGTAATGTGATGTGCATCAAGTCCTGCTCTTTGAAGTTTTTTCTTCTTAGCATCTGCTGCTGCTTTTTCTTCAGGAGAACTCAAACTTGCAATTCTTTCTTTTCTTCTTCTTTCTTGCTCTTTTCTATTTTCGGTGTCAACAAGTCTCCACTTTGCTTCTCCAGAACTTGCAGCATTATTAGGAGTTTTTCCTTTAGGAATCCCACCATAATGTGCCTCAAGGTCTTCACGACTTGAGAACGTTGGTTGTCCCTTTGCTTCGATTAGATATGCTTCTTCTACAAACTCTTTAAAGGTCTTTCTCTTACGATTACGTGCTGGTTCCGATACTCTAGGACTATCTAGATTTCTATTTGCTTCCTTTCTTTTTCTCATCAACTCTCCCATCAAAGGAAGACTTGGAGAAGCATCGTGTCCAGACCTTACAAATGATTGTGGTGATTGTGCTGCATTTGCTGCGAATGATAGTGCTAAAACAGCATTTGCAGCAGCATCTCTTTTTCTTCCTTCAGAAAGCATCTTAATACAAAAAGACCTCTGATTATTTATCAGAGGTCTAAATCAATCTCCTTTACCTTCAAGGGTTTTAACCAGAAGTGCAGTAAAGAGCTCCATTTTTTCGGGATGAACTGATGCTGGATTCTGATTGATTACATTCTTAAGTGCAACCAACTCATTCCACTCATCATTAGAAAGTTCCGAATTGAAATTGTCCGAATAGGTCATACTGGCCTCAACTGATGAGCATATCCTAACATACTTATGCGGGATACCCCCGTTCCTTAATGTTGTCTTCAGGTTTCTGTAAAGTTTTGTAACGTTTCAATATCCTTCTGTAATTCCTCCTCTTGCTTTTTGTCATGATAATAAGACCACAAAGCATTGTGAACATCCATAAGGTTATCCACCCAGAAACCAGAAGGATAGATTCCTAGTTCATCCTGAAGACCACGATGACTTGTTCCTTCTTGTTCTGCTTTACACATAATATAACAGATTGCTTGAACCATATCAAGTTTATCCTCCTCAGAAAGCATAAAATACTTTCCGACTGCTTTTTGAATACCCTCTTGATGTGCTTTTTGAAGTTCTTTACAAGCATCAGAATCCCACCATTCTTGGAGAGATTTTCCAAACTCATTAGGTTTATTTTCAGTCATTATCATCCAAGCATTGGTCCAAAAAATCCAGAATCTCCTGGTTTGCGATTTTCAAGTTTATCCAAAATTGCATCTGTGCTTTGAAGTGATTCAATGCGAGAAATCATATCTGCGATAACGGCACACACCATTGGTCTTTCTTGACGTGCTGCATATGCAAGTGCATTTCGCAGAGATGCCTCTGCTTCTTTAAGACTATTTTCAACTGATTCTGATAGTGCCATTAACATTCATCCATACTAATTGTTTTAAATACTTTTTTTAGAAGGTAAGACCCATCTTTTTGGTCTACCCATTCAATTTCATCTCCTTCTTTTAGATTTGCTGCTTTCAACAAATCATCGGGGAAATTTACATAATAGTCATCAGTACCATCAATAACTGATTGCTGAACTGGAAGAATCCACTTTTTAATTTTTTCTTTTTTAATTAAAATTCTTTCAATTTCTCCTGGTTTTCTTGCATATACAGTTTTTCCCCTATCTGGGGATTCGTATACTAGTTGTTCTTTTACGGTTTTATCTGCACTAGGAAACATTTCATTGAATTGATATTCACTTACAGTATTCCAACCGATATAACTCTTTTGAGGACCAGAATTTATATCAAGTTCTGCACGTTTGTTATAGTACTCTGCTTCACGAAGATTATACTCACGGCACTTATTCTTCTCTTCATCGGATGCTGCCTTATCACACATCGCATTCAGTTCTTCGTCAGTATATTTAAGTGCTTCCATATCACTATGCCCCCAAGGAGGCATAATATCCTCTACCTTGGGTTCTTTATATTCTTCTGGATAATAATTCTCTTCCCAGAAAGAAGTCCAAGACTTTTGACACTCTGGGGATTTATCATCTTTATCGCATACAAGATTTTCTTTTTTCTGAACATACTCATCGTATGCTGGAATATGCCCAATGCCATTACCCTTTAGAAGGGCAAGAAGTTCATAACACTGACTTGTATGGTGCTTGTAAATGTGATATTCCTCATTTACTGCTTCATAAATGGTATCATAGATTTCTTTTGGTGTTGCTCCACCAGAAGAGAGTGAATCTTGAATCCAGGTTTTGAGGTTGTCAAGAGAATATTTTTTATACTCCGAGTTCATTTGCAAGTTCCTCAAGAAGATCGGTTTTTTCAATCATTTCTTCAATTATATCCCTTATTTGGTCATCAGTCAAACCGTTCATCCAACTCCACCTTTCATCTTTTGGATCCCATTCAAATGCAAATGACCCATCTTCATTTGAGATGATATTTAATCCAGATGAATGTATGTTCTTTTCTTCCATTTTTATTAATAGTTAACTATTAAGATTTATTCAGTTTCCCAAGTTTCTTTTTCTTTTTTGCGAAGTTTCTTGAGTTCTTTCATCAACTCTTTGATTTCTTGATATGCAATTTCAGGACTCATTTTATCTCCAATTTCAAGTCCAACTATTAGTTGAACTTTATCCCCAAAACGAGCAAGTGCTCTTTCAAATTCAGTCAGTGTTTCGTACATTTTAAATCTCTTTGTTTTCTATATTATAAACTACAGGATGAATAGAATCAATCTGTGATTGAAGCGTGTTTTCAACTTCATACAAAGAGTTAGTAAGTTCTACATTCTCTTCTTCCAATCTTTTGATATCAACAAGAGCACCACTGTATTTTTCTTCTAATGATTTGACTCTTTCATTTAAATCAACAATCAAATCAACAACACTATACTTATCCCCAGTAACCTCATCTTTCAAAACAAAATCATTATACATTTGATACCGATTTAAAACTTTGTTTAAAGAATTTTGTATTCTTAATTTCGGATAAAGAAAGTCAAACATTAAATAACTCCTACTTCTTTAAGATATTGTCTATATCGTGTAAATCTATTCCAATTTGGTTGTCCTGGAACATTTAATTGATAGCAGATTTCACAATACATTAACCATTCATACCAAGGAGTAGTTGGGTCATAGACGTGATATGGAAATTCTTTCAACTTATCCATTCTGGTTTCCTCTCTGGCATACGAAGATAATTAGATGTAACCCAAGGTTTGGATGAGATATACATCTTGTAAGCAGTAAAAGTGTCAATGCTTGTGTCAAGTTTATACTCATCTGGCATTGCCCTCGCAAATGGTGTTACACTAGTTATTTTACCCTTTGGGAACAAATAATATGCATCAACTAAAGTTTTGTAACAAGCGTGAGTTTTATCATAACGAAGAGAATATTCATCACAGAGATTCAATCCATGTTTAATCAACCAATATGCATTATGAATACTTTCCATTGCCCATTTAGTGCAAGGGTGATTGCGAAATGCACCTTTTTCTGTTTTGTATGGAGTATTATCTGTCTTATATAAAGGACCATATCCTTGCCCCCACTTGTCTGATGCAACGATAGAGAGCATTTGGCAGCATTCTAAGGGCATCTTAACAACGTGTTTGTCAGGGAGGCAAATAGCACTCTCAGCAGGAAAAGGTGATGTCGCAAAGATATTCATAATGAATGATTCTGTTTCAAGTATCAGAGGTTTGTGGTTTCTTATTAAATCCGAATTCTGATTTTTCTTCTTCTAGTCTAAGTTTCTGTGCAAGAGTGCAGACAGTTTCCATCACTTTTAGTGTATCTTCTGTTTTAGACCCTTCTGGCATACGAGTGCGGACAATATCAAACAGAGGAAAGAATTTTTCTGCTGCTTTTGTTACTTCTTCAGGAGTTAGTGGTTTTTGATTCATTTGCTTTTACAGTTTTCCAATAAGTTTCAAGTGCTTTTGCGGATTCTTTGGTTTCTTCCCATTCCCAAATAGTGCCGTCTTTTTGCGTGTATGTACGTTGTGTCATGGTTTTAAATGTTTGTAAACTTCAATAAAATTTGCGTGACCTTTCCATAATATACCACCAATCAATACAAAGTCAATAGTAAAGATTACTACTAAAAAAATTATAAGATATAATTTATCTTTAGAGTTTTCCACCTACTTCACCCGAATAAGTTTTGGATTCAGACCAACCTTCCTGCCGTCCTTTAAGATAAAAACGGGTTGCTGATACACATTGCTCTTCAGAGAGAGCCGTGATAAGTCCATTTCCATCTTTGTCTGTTGAATACCAGAGTCCATATTTTTTTTGTTGGACATAAAAACAATCATCGTACAACTTGGGTTCCATAATTAGGTTCTTCTATTTGAATTATAACTTTTGTTTCACGGTTCCATTGCCTAATGACACCAGCAACAATAAAACAGTTTGTGATTAGATAAGTTGCAAAAATAATAGTTCTTATTATTGCAACATTATCTGATTCTTTATCGCACTTGGATGCCTTTTCTCCAAGTGCCTTTGCCCACCATCTCCAAGCAGTTTTTTTCTTTTTCACTTCGTTTGTGGTTTCACAAAGATTTGATAATCGTTCTTTTTGAAATTGCATCTAGTGATATATTTTTGTGCGTAATGTTCGCTTTGAAAATAGCAAGTTTTTGTTTCACACAAATCCTTACCATCTTTATGTATAATTTTTACAGGAAACTGATTATAAGGAAATGTTTGTTTATCACTCTCAGAAATTTTTAATTGTGGTTCTTTCTTTTTGGAAGTTGTAGTTTTTTTGGAAGTAGGTTTTTTTTCTGGCATTTTTTTCATCCGATGATTCGATAACAAATAGTAGCATTGCCCTTACGTGGAGAAGCAATATGAGAAAAAGCAGCATAAGACAAATCAAGGTCAGCATGAGAATATGGACCACGATCATTCACACGAACAATAACTTGTTTCATATTATCTTGGTTTGTTACCCTAATCCTCGTACCCATAGGAAGATAAGGATGAGCTGCAGTCCAACGATAAGCATTAAACCTTTCCCCGTTAGCGGTGATTTGTCCATGAAATCCGTCTCCTACTCCGTAATATGTAGCAATACCACAAGTCAATCCAGCAATTAGTCCAATCATCAATGCAGTTCGTTACTCTCTTATTATAGCACAAAAAAACCTGCCTTTCAGCAGGTCTTGTGCCAGTTTAAACAGTGTCAAAGCAAACACTGTTGAATCTTCCAGAAATCCCATCCAATGTTAATTTTGTGTGATAAGAATGCACATCTACATTTATAATTTTATATGTTTTATTAATTTCCAAAATATCATTAGGATCATCATTATTTCCCCATAATATTTGCTCCTCTGAGCATCCAATAAATTTTACAAAATCACCTTCTTTAAACATTATCAGTTTCACGAAATACTTTATGTTTTTTAACTTGAACTTCAGACATCATTATTTGTCAAAAAACTATTTTTTAATAATAAAAACTTATCTGCTCTTCCCCTATAATAACTTTCACTTTCATCTAAAATATCAACAATATCCCCTACAATACTCTCAACAGAAATACTATCCTCAAAATACTTATGAATTGCTTCTGCTAAGTATTTTTTTCTTGTCCATTCATTTGTGTAGGGTTTATATTCCATGGTAAAAATAATATATCTATAAAATGCTAGGGGGGATGAAAAATTTTGTCAAGTATTATATGATATTATTTTCTTTAAAGTATTGAAGTGTTTCTTTTAAACTACCAATGTGCTCATGGTTAATAGTAACTTGAGGATAGTTTGCATCCTTCCCAAATTCAGCACGAAACTGCCTATCACTAAAATCTACCCCAAGTTGATATTCTAAGTATTCACCACCTAAACTTTTAAGTAGCATACGAATGCGCTCACATTCCTGATTTCCATCAGTATATAAAACTGCTTGCATTAATCTCTTTGCCTCCAATCATCAGGTTTATCCTCAGTCCACCAGTCAACAATATCATCAATACTATCAAACCCACGTTTGCCAAATCTTTCATTCCCAAATCCACCTATATCTAATTTATTGAGAAAATCATCCATATCCCCTTCTTGCATATCAGGATTTTCTGCCTTTCTTCTTGCTTGACGGAGAATAGTTGCAGCAGAACGATTAGATTTTGCTAATTTTTCTGCCCAAATCATATCCTCTAAACTAACTTCTTCACCAAGAATAATTTTTTGACAAATTCCTTCAAGTCTCAATCTATATTGCGTAGAAAGCATTTTGATCTCCGATGGATTGGGGGAATAAATTATGGTGCAACAATTTCTACTGATGCCTGCGGAGTTTCATAAATCATGCCTTCATCTACAATAACTGGAATCCTATCCTCAGTGAACAGATGGGATACTTTTTCAAATCCAGGAATGTCCTCCCTAACAAATAGATCCATAGCAGAAAAAATAAGTCTTACATCTTCTAGAGACTCAATTTTGCTGGCATCAAGACCCCAAAACTTCTTTTCGTTAATTTCCATATCTATCTTAAATTAATAATTTTAACAACAGAGTAAAATAAAGTCAAAGATTATTTTTTAAATCTTTTTCTATTTCCCGAGCAATCTTTAATGCTCTTCTCCACATTATATATTTAACCACTGGGTTTGCAGGATTGTGGAGAACCCACCACTTAGTTTTTTCATATTGGAATCTAAGCAATCTACTTGCATAGTGGACTAACTTCGCAACGCTCTCATCTGTTATGACAAAATATGCTGCTACAGCAAAAAGAAAAAACCAGAAATAATAGATTTCCATTTTAATCCCACCAGTGTTCTAGACATTTAATTGCATGATATAATTGTTCCGAGTAATACGTATCGGGATTTTCAATTTCTTTGAGTTCTTCAATATACTCGATTATACCTTTTGTTACTGAGTTAATTTTAAAATATTCATAGAACTGAAAGCAGTCAAACTTTTCAATGTATTTAAACATACTACACCAGTTCTCTTGATAACCTTTGGTATATACGTCTTCTCTTTCCAAGTTATTCTCATTGGTAAACTTAATGGGAATATACTTTCTATTCTCTAATGCTTTTTCTTCTTCTGTTCTCATTTCACTGAGAACTTCTCTGCCAGTATCGGCATCTAACATTCTTATACCATCTCTATACTTTTCATAAAGAGGGATATCTGTAACGATTTCTGTTTGCTTCCATTCATTACATTCATCCAGAAATCTTTGCTTCATATAAGGATACTCTTCAATATCCCAAATACGAAAAATAAGATTTAACTTATAACAACCCTCTGGATGATATGAGTTCCAATGACGATAGGAAAAATGGGTAATTTCAAATGAAGATTTATTCACTAGTCCCACCGCATTGTTTTCAAGTGTTCTAAAATATTATCTCTAATATCCATTAATTCATGAAAGCACTTTTGGTCGTGTGCTGCTTGCCTCAGTTCATTATCTGGTTTATGTACGCTTTCAATAAATAAATCCAATCCTCGATTCCACTTGTCTTGTTTTGATTCTGCGTCATAAATGAAATATGGTTTATCCATATTATTTCTCCTTTTTAATTATAAAAACTGGGCAAGATGGTACTACTTTTTTTATTTCTGTTACTATTTCTTTTCGTTGCAAGTCTGTCAATCCTACAACTGAAGAAAGTCTATTAATTAGATTAATTGCCTGAGTACAAGATATTATGGTTGTGGAAAGTAATACAACCATTGCTTTGCTCCAGTTCTAATAATATTTAACCTTGATATTTCTTAATAATAATCATCTTCGGGAATAACTTCCCAATCAAGATTTAAACTTTCAAGGTAATCAATCAAATCATCTTCATCCTTTGGAAGGATTTCGTTTTCTTCAAGTTCAAAACTTGTCTCACAAAGTGCTGGACCATATTCTGGTGGATCCAACTCTGTTGCTTGATAAGTCATTACTGAGTCTTCTACTACTGCTCTAACAGTGACTCTATCATCATCCTTTCGGATGTCATAAATCAATGTAATCATTTTGACTTTCGATTTTGTTTTTGAATGAATTTCTTAGCAGTTTCTAACGTATTATGAAGGCAAATCTGCTCTCCATTATGGATGGAGATATATCGTTTACCATAAGGTACAGCAGCCCAAAGTCCATTTGGACTGATGTACCCATCCATTTCTGTATTCTCAGACATAATCACCGTGAATAATCATCAAAATCTACATCGGGATGAAGATACTCTAGGTAATCTTCAAAATCAACTCCAAGATACTGAGCAAACTGTTTTAGTTCTTCAATTTGCTCTTGTTTAACTTTTTTCTCTACTTCTTGGAACATATAACCTCCATCAATAACCGTGCCTGGAAATCATCTGTTCCATTCTATCTTCTCTATATTCTTCTTCTTCTTGCTGCTGGTCACTGGAACTCTCAGAAATAACCTGATATTCCTCATAGATTGAATCTGCGTCTTTCTCGAAGAAAAGGGAACTCATAGGAAGAAAAGGGGGATAAAGGGTCGTTTTTATATATGCAAGATGTCTTATGCAGAGACACCTCCAAAACCAGACTGGCCTTCTGTTTCGTTGGTTTTTGTTTCGGTTTGCTTAAATTCAGCATCAATCTTGTCATACAACTCAACAAAAGTTGCTTTGGTTTCATCATCAAAACGATTCAGACAAACCTTGATTGCTTTGTCCTTCTTACCGAAGATAGAATATGCCTTGATGATATGAACCAGACGACGAGTGCTGATGACTTCATCAATACCACCATCGTTGAAGGTCTTACGAATAATCTCAGACCAAGTGCAAAGGTGCTTAATAAAATCAGTATGCTCACCAATCATAGGAATGTTAAGTGATTCTGCAACTTTAGTCAAGATTTTAGTCTCAACACTGACAGTAGGATACTCCTGCTCAAAGGTGATAGGGAATCGTTCCAGGAATGCCTCGTTGAGAACATTGGTGCCGATGAAACGACCATCATCAGAACCCTTACCCTTGGTGTTTGCAGTTGCAATCACATTGAAACCTGCCTTGGGCACAACGTGCTTACCGATTTTCTTGAGGAATACACCCTTACCCTCAAGCACAGACTGCAGACACATAATCTTGTTAGAGGCAAGGTCAACCTCATCCAGCAGAAGGATAGCACCACGTTCCATTGCTTCTACCACAGGACCGTTATGCCACACGGTTTCACCATTCACCAATCGGAAACCACCGAGCAAATCATCCTCATCGGTCTCAATCGTGATGTTGACACGAATCAGTTCACGACCAAGTTGGGCACAAGACTGTTCCACACCGAAAGTTTTTCCATTACCAGAAAGACCAGTGATGAAAGCAGGATAGAATAGACCAGACTGAATAACTTTCTTAATATCCGAAAAATTACCAAAGCTGACGAAGGTAGCATCTTTGTTGGGAATGAGATTTTGCACTACAGAATTAATAGTTGCCACACCAGGAACCGTATCAGTTCCCTCTACAGCAGGGGAGTTGTAAGTTTCTTCAAGTTCTTGCACGGTTGCCTCCAGATTCCATTTGCCACGACCCACTTTATACTGATTCAGATATTTGGAAAGGGTCGCATACGAAGTGCCAATTTGATTTGCAACTTCTTTGACTGCATCGACACCAAACTCGGTGCCAAACTTTTCTTTCAGAATGGAGATTGCTTGGTCGGTCATAATGTTAGATTTGGTAGGCATCGGGTTGTTTGATTACTCCGTAATCATAGCACAAAAAAAGGTGCCTCGGGAGCACCTTGGGACAGTTTGGGAAGTGGGTTTAATTGAATTCCCAATAAATACCGTTTATTGAAATTACAAGTATCAATTTCCTATTCCAAAATTATCATATTGTTGTTTTGTTGTGCCAATATAATAATTTTGAGCCATTCTTTGTGCTCTTTGTCTTCCAGTTTCATTTTGGGAAGGTTTTTTTGATTTCATAAACCTTCCACGTTTTGCTCTATATTTTTGTTTTGGAGTTCTACCACTTCCTGGTAATATTTCATCAGGTCCATATTCCCTTTCCATAATATTCTCTCTCCACTCTTCACTCATATTTACCATAATGACTTCTGCTGATTCTGGTGTTTCAGCATATCCTTCATCAAGAAGATGTGAGAGGATAATGTCGTAAATATCGACTTGTTCTTGTGCGTCCATCTTACAAATACTTTTTAGTTATTTATAAAGGGGGAGTATTAAATACTCCCCCAGGTGGTCTATGGAGTTCTACCCAAAACCCAATCACTTCCAGGAGTTTCTACAGACATCTTAGTTTTTCCTGTTATTGGATTATGCCACCATTTTCTTCCTTTCATTGCTTTGCTCCGTTTTTTTCTAGTTTCTTCACTAGGAATCTGCATACCTTTTTTCCCTTTATTCCAAGGAATTTTACCTTTATGAATTCTACTCAATATGAGTTTATGCTCTTCCGAAATTGTTCCCCCATATTGTGGATGATTTTTTCCACTAAATGCATTGCTTAGTTTCTTCCTAGTCTCTTCAGAATGCGATTTACCATAAAAACTATTAGATTCACCTTCTTGCGATTTACTTATTTTTTCTTTATGTTCTTCACTCCAAATAAGTCC